GACTGTTGATGTTGGATCAATTAATCACAGTGACATGGTGGCGCAACTTGCTAAACCTGGTCAGGACATTGTTGATCAGTTGACTGCTGGTGATGCTCATACACTGCACATGGCTGTGGGTATCAGTGGTGAATCTGGTGAGTTACTTGATGCTGTGAAGAAAGCTGTGATGTACCGTAAACAGATTGACATGGAGAACATCATTGAAGAACTTGGTGATCTTGAGTTCTACATGGAAGGGTTACGTCAGGGCCTTGGTATCACTCGTGAAGAAACCATTGAAGCGAACATCGAGAAATTGGGTAAACGCTACAAAGGTCATAATTACAGTGACCAGCAAGCACAGGATCGCGCTGATAAAGCTTAACCAATTGACAGTGTAATAACTAAGCCGATGTAACAGTCGGCTTTTTGTGTCTGATGCTTGACATGTGGAACAATGTGGTACTATACTCATGACTGAGTTTAATAATATATAAAGGTGACATGTGAAAACTATTACATTGAAAGATTTATTCAGCAGGAAAGAATTGCGACTCATTGCCAAGTTGAAGCACGCTAAAGCTATCTGTGAGCAAGTGGTTCAACCTAACATTGAACGTATCAACAAGGTTGTCGGGCAAGAGAATGACCCGATGTACATTGCTTACATGTGTGAACATTACATGGGAGAAGGTTAATGAAGAAGCAAACACGTGCATATAAAGTCGGGTTCACCGATGGTCAGAATGGTGAGTACAACAACACGTATGCTGAGGGTTCAACTCGGTACATCGACTATGAAAAAGGTTTCGCTGAAGGAGAAGCATCATGAACATAGGTGATAGGTTAATCGACCCAATGAAAGGTCCTGTAACAGTGGTTGATGTTAGAGAAGATGTTGAGCTGAAGGTGGATGCTACCGGTGAAATCTTGATCCGTTCACCACATTGGGTTCAATGTTTCAAGAAGTTAGAAACACATAGAGTTGATGATGTGTGTTACACACTCGCAAAGGTGTCGTTCATCATTACAGGTGCAATTGTCACATCGGTGGTACTTTATCTATGTTAATCAAGTCGGCAAGTCTAAGGTTAGCACTGTCACATGCTTTCGCGGCTTCTAAGTCAGTGCGTCGGTGTATATTGAAACAAGGGGTATGGCATGTGTGGATTTAGAATTGTCTGCTGAGATGAAAGAAGCCGCTTAATTGCGGCTTTATTGTTTAGATGAATGATACTTCTGGTTTACTCAACAATGCATCGTTGAACCACCTGCGACCCTGTTTACCTGTATCAAGAACGATAACCCTACTTTCATAACCTGCTGCACGCATAGCTGCACCAATCACCTGATGCCCTCGTTGAGTTATAAAGTTAGGTAGCTGATCCTGAATCTCTTTAGTGCTAACACCGTTGATGTCACGGTCAGAGATCCACTGTTCAATATGTGCATAACTTGGTGTGTAATGGTAATTGTATTTTCTGTCACTCTTACCACACCCTAAAAGCTTAACCAGGTAGTCAGGGTCTAATAACGCTCTGATGGTGTTGTACTGTCGGTCAGTGAGGTTAGAGAAATCTTCTACGCCTAGTTTGTGTTTCATGTTTAGTTGCGTAACCACAACCAACAGGTCTGGTGCATTCATTTTGATTTGTTCAGCTAATAATGTGATGTTCATGTCGTTTCCTCAGTTAAAGATTGACAGTTATTATACGAATAAAGACAGCAGTGTGTCAACAACACGGTTTGTCCCACAAAACACTGGTCGTAAGTTACTGATATACAAGAGAAATGACACATGCCACATCGATGTCACATTTATGACGTGTTTTACGCAATAAGTGACATTAGTTAAGTTGTTGATTCTTCTACTCTTTTACTCTTTTATTTTATTAAATGACACATTTTAACTAATTTACAAGTTACTCAGATTCTGTTTGTGGGGTATACGCTACAATAAGGTCTTTCAAGTATCGGTGATGCGTCATGTGACATTGACTACCTGTTAATGTGCTCAAAGGTAGAATTGGTGTACTCTGTAGCTGAATGACGCGTTTATTCAATTTGTCATGGATTGTGTCGCTGAGAATGTTGATTGCTGTAAAACTTGTTCAGTGGTATAGTACCCACAAATAGGAGAATGTTGATGAAACACTTACAAGAAAGGTTCACATACGACCATGAAGAAGGTTGTTTACGGTGGCAAGCACTAAGTGATGATTATATGTATTTCAACAGTGACGGTAAGCTAGTGAATGCAATATCCAAAATGTCACGAGCTAAACCTGGGTCTGTTGCAGGTCGTATGGGTTTAGGTGAGTATAAGATCAAACAGTATGGTGAGAAACATTGTGGTCTTCGTATAGTATGGCAACACGTCACCGGTGAATTGATCATGGGTAAAATCAGAACAATGAATCCACGTGATACCAGGTTCTGTATTGACAACCTTTACGTTGTACCATTCGATCAACCACGTGTTCACCGTGACAGAGCGAAGAACAGTACAGTGGTGTCGTACTGTTTTGAACATAAACAATACACAGTGGTGTCAGTTGATGGTCATTACAATAAGATGGTTTTAGGTTATTATGATAGTATTGACGATGCTTTAAAGGCATTAAGTGAATCCGAAGTGAGTTTCTTATGAGAAGAATAACGATTGCAGACATCATTAAGCTGCCACCTAAAAAAGCGAACTTTGTTGTCGAGTACATGAAGGACTTTGCAACACGTCGCGCTGCTGAAGCTGCTGGGTATTCGTCTGACCACGGTTACAAACTGCTTGAAGAAGATGATGTCAGTGCAGCTATTGAGCATATTATTCAACAGCGACTTGAAGAAACCATGATTGATACTGACTGGTTGCTGTATGAGATGGTGGATAATCACCGTATTGCACGCCAGCAAGGTAACATTACCGCGAGTAACACTGCATTGAACATGGTGGGTAAGCATAAGCGTGTCGATGCGTTTGCTGCTGATAAGATAAAGGTCAGCACTGATGCTGATGTCATGGACAGACTTGTTGCTGCTAGAAAGCGTTTGACAGCTACTGACGACGATGTGCAAGAAGATGATGACGTGACGTTCTTCTAATGCTATTCTTCTCAGTAGCTCATCACTGACCTTTTGAGACACCACGATAGTCCGTCACCCTATCGGCAGTCCTGTCAGTGATGAGCACCAATTCAACGGTGATGGTACAGACAATCGATGGTGTAACCTTCGTGACGTTGACCGACATCAGAACGGTAAGAACCTGAGAATCAAAAGTAATAACAATAGTGGTATACATGGTGTAAGTTGGTGTAAGACTCGTAATAAGTGGCGCACAAGAATAGTCGTAGACCATAAAGAAATATTCCTCGGTAGGTATGATAACTTGCTCGAAGCTGCATGTGTTCGTAAGTCAGCAGAACTAGAATATGGTTTTCATATTAATCATGGGAGATGTAACTAATGTCAGATGTGGATATCGCGCTTGCGGATGAAGTCAGTAAATACTACGACGACCCCGTTGGATTTGTAAACTTTGCTTTTCAGTGGGGGGAAGAAGGTACATCATTGAGTGGTTTTGATGGAATGGATGAGTGGCAAGTTGACATACTCAATGCAATAGGTGCTGAAGTTAAAGAACGTAAGTTCAACGGTGTTGATGCAGTTGACCCTGTGCAAGTTGCAGTGTCATCAGGTCATGGTATTGGTAAGTCAGCACTGTCTGCTTGGTTGATACTCTGGATCATGTCAACACGCCCCAATTCAAAAGGAGTTGTCACAGCTAACACCGGTGACCAGCTCAAAACTAAAACAATGTCTGAAGTATCTAAGTGGCGTAATCGATGTATTACCGGTCACTGGTTTCAGATGAATGCAATGTCAATTGTACATCGTGCCTATCCTGACTCATGGCGAGTCGATGCACAGACATGTCGTGAAGAGAACTCTGAAGCATTTGCAGGTCTTCATGCTGCTGATTCGACACCTTGGTACTTATTCGATGAAGCATCAGCTATCCCTGAAAAGATATGGGAAGTTGCTAAAGGTGGTCTGACTGATGGTGAACCGATGCACATCTGTTTCGGTAACCCAACACGTAACAATGGTTCATTCTTTGAATGCTTCAGGAAGAACAGTCACCGATGGATAACGCGACAGATTGACAGTCGTACTGCGAAGATGACTAACAAGCGATTGATTCAAACATGGATAGATGACTTTGGAGAAGACAGTGACTTTGTTAAAGTGCGTGTTAGAGGTATGTTTCCACACGGTGGTGATATGCAGTTCATACCATCTGATGTTGTCTATGATGCAATGCGTCGTGGTAGTGGTGCTTACCTTGGTGATGACCCATTAATCTGTGGTATTGATATGGCACGCGGTGGTGAAGATAACTGTATGATTCAGTTTCGACGTGGTAAAGATGCCAAGTCTGAAAAGGTTTACAAGATACCTGGTGAGAAGTCGCGTGATTCAATGAAGGTGGTATCACTGTTACAAATGATACTTGATAGACATCAACCTGATGTCACCTTCATGGATAAAGGTTCAATGGGTGGACCGGTTGCGGATAGAATGCGTCAACTTGGTTATCATGTCATTGATGTAGGTTTCGGTGATAATGCTGCTGATGTGAAGCACTTCAAAATGCGTACTGCTGAGATGGGTTCACATTGTAGACAGTGGTTGCTTGACGGTGGTGCTATTCCTAATGACCCACAACTTGAGATTGAATTGACATCACGTGAGTTCGGTCACAATGATAAAGATCAGCTTGTGCTTGAACGTAAAAAGGACATGAAGAAACGACTCGGTGTGTCACCAGATTGGGCTGATGCATTGTACTTGACGTTTGCTGAACCAGTACCGAAACGTGAGACACCACGTGGACATCTTGACCACAACCCATATGTTCGTAACAAACCACGTGGAGATTATAACCCGTTAGACAGTATGAACTCAGATGACTACTTATAGACATTGACAATGTATATGCTATCATTCTAATTATTTGACAGGAGATTTCCCATGTGTGGAGGTTCACCAAGAGCGCCAGCACCACCACCAGCAGTACCGGAAGCACCACGTGCACCGGACACTGGTTCAAGTCAAGCAGCAGGTGCACAAGATAAACGTCGTCGAGCAGCAGCGTCAGGACAAGCAGATGGTCGAAGTACCATTCTGACTAGTGCACGTGGTGTACAAGCAGCAGGTTCGACAGCTACTAAGACATTGTTAGGGCAGTAATCGATGACCACCACTCGTGCTAATCTTGACTTGACTCAGTATGTCAGGGTCACTTCTGATCCATTGACACCTTCATCATTGGTGTTGCAATCACATCGTGACACAGTGCGTATTGTATTCAGTGACGTGAAACCTGCTAAGTCAAATACAGTTTTCCACGAGTTAGGTGGTGAACACCCACCGTTGAACATACCAATGACTGAAACTGCTGTGTGGGCATTAGCCATGACAGAGCGTTCAGCATTAACTGTTACTGAGCAACGTGTACCTATTGAGATAAGTGACCGTGGTGACATAGGTGGTGCTGTATATATTCAGGATCAAACTACACCCATGCTTGATATAAAATTCTTGCAGCGACTCGGTTCATTTCAACTTGCAGCAAACACTGATCCAACATCACGATTTTTTGAAGCGTTACCAGGTCACAGTATCTCTGAAGGGAATGTGATTGAACTGAGTAATGCGAGTGGTTTCACTCAATCTGTTGTCATTGGTGTAGTTGGTAACGATATTGAGATTGATGAAATCATCGGTGATGTATATGAAACAGGAATCAACTTCAATCGGTCAAACAGTGATATGAGAGTTGACGGTTCAACTACACCAGTTATATTCACCATTAAACCTGACCCTGGTCAATCGGGTGATATAAACGCAATTAAATGGGCTGTTCAGGCAACATCGAGTATGGACTTCTCAACATTTGGTAGTGCACCGGCTTTGAGAGTTGGTATGATGTTACGTGTTAAACGGTCTGATGGTGCATTCATTAATATATTCAATTACAAGAGTAACGGTGCATTAGTAATACGTGGTTTTGAACACTACTTCCAACAGAAGGTCGGTGGTGGTTTGCATTCGTTCATTTGTGAAGTTGGTTTCAACGGTCAAGAACAACGTGGTGTCGTCGTCCGTGTAGATGGTGATTTAGGTGAAGAACTTCAACTGGTTGTTCAGGATGACTTGACTGCGATAAGTCAGTCACTGATACAAGCGACTGCAATCGGTTCAGGAATACAAGGGTAAGATATGCCAACTATTAGATCATACAACAAACGACTTGAAGCATTGCGCTCAGAACGTTCAACATTTATCCCACTGTATCGTGAGTTGTCTGACTATCACCTTGCACATCGTGGTCGTTTCCTTACGTCTGACCGTAACAAAGGTAACAAGCGTAACACGAAACAGATTAACAACATCTCACGCATGGCTAACCGTACACTTGCTTCAGGTATGATGTCAGGTATCACATCACCGGCTAGACCTTGGTTCAGATTAGGTACGGGTGATAAGAACCTTGATGACAGTCAAGCAGTGAAGCTGTGGTTGCATGAAGTTCAACAAACAATGTACAAAGTGTTCTCACAGTCGAACTTGTACAATTCACTTCATCAGTTATATTCAGAACTCGGTGTGTTTGGCACTGGTGCGATGGGTATCTTCCACGACTTTGAAAATGTCATCTGGTGTAAACCTTACACTGTTGGTAGTTACATGATTGGTATGAACAGTCAGAATGTCAGTGACACCTTTTACCGTGAATATGAAATCAGTGTCGGTCAATGTATCAAGCAGTTTGGTGAAGAGAATTGCAGTCAAGCTGTTAGAGAAATGTGGAAAACTGGCAACAGTGAGTCATGGGTCAAGATAGTTCATGCAGTTGAACCTAATGACAAGCGCGATGGTGCTAGTCCTTTGGCTAGTGATAAACCGTGGCGCAGTGTTTACTATGAAGCGAAGAGTGGCACTAAAGAAGGTACTGATCAATTCTTACGTGAATCAGGGTTTGATGAATTCCCATTTGTGACACCACGTTGGGATGTTACTGCTGAAGATGTTTATGCGACTGATTGCCCAGGTATCACAGCACTCGGTGACACTAAAGCATTACAACTTGCTGAACGTCGTAAGTATCAAGCAATCGATAAATTAGTCAGTCCACCGTTACAAGGTCCTTCATCACTGAAGAACAAGATTAATGGTAACACGGTTGGACCTAATGATATTGTATGGCATGAACAGTCAAGTGGTGGGCTGACCAGCATTTACGGTAACTATCGACCTGACATCAATGTCATCAAGGAAGAAATTAATAACGTCGAGAATCGTGTTCAACGTGCATTTTATGAAGATTTATTCTTAATGTTGGCACAGACTGACCGTCGTCAGATAACAGCTCGTGAAGTTGCTGAGAAGCATGAAGAGAAGTTACTGATGTTAGGTCCTGTACTTGAACGTCTGCACACTGAGTTACTTGATCCACTGATTGATAGAACATTCAACATACTTCAACAGAACGGTGTACTACCAACACCACCACCTGAGTTACAGAACAAAGAGTTAAACGTTGAATATGTGTCAGTGTTAGCACAAGCACAGCGACTTGTTGCTACTGGTGCTGTTGACCGCTTAGTTGGTTTCGTTGGTCAAGCTGCTGCATTGTGGCCCGAAGCACGTCACAAGGTTAATATCAATCAGGGTATCGATGAGTACGCTGAATCACTCGGTGTTGA